CACGAAGAATTGCTCCTCAGTCTTGTTAACGAGAAGGAGGAACAATGGAAAACAAAATCGTATCGAAATTCAAATCGAATCCGACCGACTATTACGGCATGAGTATTGCAGCCTCATGGGCGGGAGTCGGGTCACTGATGAACAGTATTACAATGACAAATTTTTATGGTCTGATCCCCTCGATGATCTGGGGGTTCGGCAACTCGATCGCATGCATCGTCTTCGGGCTGGTCGCATGCAGGCTCACGACGTTCAGGGATCTCATGCGCACGAAGGCTATGCAGTACATTATCGGCGTGATCAGCGTGTTCCAGCTGTGGATCAACATGAACGGTATCCGGGAGATCTACGACGGGACGATCATAGGAACGAAGGGTGGGACAGTCATTGTGTATACGGTTTGCATATTATTCATTCTGCTTCTGCTGAAATTCGGGATGATAAGGAATGTGCTGACAGACACATGGAGCTGGATCGCAGTATATGGCATAGTGTTTTGCCTGACGGTGGCGGCCATGTGCACGACACCCGATTCTGCGGTCACGATACCGCGTCTCGGGCTTGAATGGGAGAACATGAAGGTGGGGCTCTGGAAGGGCTTCCTGCTGGTCCCAGGCCCGTTCACATTCCCGTATTTCTACAAGATCCTTGATTATAACGATAAAAACAGCGACGAAACAAAGAAGATCGATATAAGAAAGTCATTCACGCTCGGCGGGATCCTGTTCGGCGCGTACATGCTCTTCACGTATGTGCTTGCCATTGTGCAGTTCACCCCGCTGCTGATGCTGGTAAAAGCAGTTCTCATCTCACTGATTGGTATCTCTACAATCTCAACATTCCTTTATTCCGAGTATATAGTTTTCGGTCGCAAGCTCGGCCTTGCCATAAATGTAGTGGCTGTAGTGTTTTGGCCGCTCTTTATTTCCATGGGAGTCATGGGAGTATGGACCCTCATGGCGTCGATCCGCATCTACCTTGTAGCCGGAATGCTCGCCATCGCCCTCGTCAAGAGCGCGATGCAGAGAAGGGAGGCGGCGGCATGAAGATCACGAAGATAAAGCTTGCAGACCTTAAGAAGCCGGAAAGGAATGTCAGAAAGCATACGGACAAGCAGATGGTCGAGTACGTGCGCTCACTGGATATGTTCGGACAGATCCGCCCCCTGGTGGTAGATGAAGACCGTGTGATCATCGCCGGCAACGGCCTCTATGACGCGCTCCTGAAGAAAGGAGCCGAAACAGCGGACTGCTACATCGTAACGGGGCTGACTGACAAAGAGAAAAAGAAGCTGATGCTCGCTGACAATAAGATCTTCGAGCTCGGATACAACGATACGGATGCGTTTGACGCGATCCTCAAGGAACTCGAGGGGGATGTGGACATCCCCGGATGGGATGAGGACCTGCTGAAAATGCTCAATGCCACTGCCGAAGAGGCCTTTGCGGAGGCTGAGAATTATGGGGAATTCCCGCAGGAAGACGTACAGAACATCCAGAATGGCGAGGACAGGAGCCGCTGAAGAGCCGGCTTGGAGGAAAGGTGCCTGTCGTGATTGTCGACCATAAGGGAAACGAGGACGAGGATGTGTACGGCACCATCACCCACAACAGGGCGAGGGGCACGCATCTTTTGGAGCCCATGAAGGCGATCGTGAAGAGGCTCCTCGATGAGGGCAAATCCGTGCCTGAGATCGGCAAGCAGCTGGGCATGAAGCCCGAAGAGATCTTCCGTCTGTCCGGTTTTACGAGGGATGAATTCCTTGACATGATGACGAAAGATGTGAGGGGATACTCACAGGCTGAGATCATCACGAGGATCTGATCATAAAGGAAAACTGTTATACAACCAGTAGAACACAGCTACGCGGACGATGACCCTGACTCCGCATAGCTGTTTTTTATGTGCCGAAACGAACAAAAGTAGGCATCGGAAGGAGGTGACGGGCTATGCCGAGGGCGAGAAACCCGGACAGCATCAAAGCTGAGGAGCTGTACCGTAATGGCGCATCTCTTGTAGCGATCGCTGAGCAGTTGGGCGTCTCCCCCGGTACTGTCCGGAGCTGGAAGAACCGGCAGCAATGGGACGGGGAGCCAGAACCGAAAAAGGAACAGAAGAAACGCAACGTTGCAAAAAAGAAGCCGACCAAAAAGGCGAAAAAGAAAACTGAAAAGAAAAGTGCAACGTTGCAGAAAAAGAGAGGCGCTCCACCTGGCAATAAGAACGCTGCAGGGACTACCCCCAGCAAGCGGAGAAACCAGTCTGCCGCCAAACATGGCGCCTACAGCGCCGTGTTCTTCAATTTCCTTTCTGACGAGGACAAGGCTCTTGTAGAGGCCATGTCGGAAGTGGACGTGGAAGATCACCTGCTTTTGGAAATCCGAACGCTCACGATCCGGGAACGGAGAGTCCTTAAGGCCATTGAGGAGCAGAAAAAGAAGAAAAACCGCCTTTACGTTGCGGCTGTCTACAAGACTGACGTCAAGAGGTCTTTTGAGGGAAAAGAGGAGGAGCAGGCGTATCAGAAAGAGGCCTATGAGGAATACCGCGCCGACCACAATATGGCGCCGGGATTCCAATCGGAGATCACAACAAAGACAGAATCGACCATAGATCTCATAAGCCGTCTTGACCGCGAGCTGACGTCGATACAGAAGCAGATAACAGCTGATCTTAAACTCCTTGAGGAAGTACGGCAGCAGCGTATCGAGAACATGCGCGCCGAAGAGCTTCTTCCTCTGCAGAAAGAGCGTATCGATGCGGAGATCGAGCGTCTTGACGCACAGACCAGCAAGATACTCGGCACCAACCTGGAGCTGGAGGACACGACCGAAGCGGACGACCTTCTGTATGGATCGGGGATGGAGGTGATAGAAGATGCGCCAGAAGCACCGGATCCTGAGGAATGACCGCCGCACGATCAAGCAGACCAGGAGGCAGACAGTCACCTATCACTGGTCACAGAAGCACATCGTGTACATCCGAAACTGTGCTGAGAACGCCTACAACATAGCCGAAGGAGCTGTACGTGCAGGCAAGACAGTGGACAATGTATACGCCTTTGCCCATGAGCTGAAGACGCATCCGGATAAAGTGTTCCTTGCCACAGGAGCCACCGCTGCCGCCGCCAAAATGAACATTGGGGACTCAAACGGCATGGGGCTTGAGTGGATATTCCGGGGGCAGTGCAGATGGGGCAAGTACAAGGGGACAGAGGCGCTGATGATCAAAGGGCCTGATACTGGTAACAGGCTCAAGGTGGTGGTATTCGCAGGGGGAGGAAAGGCTGACAGCTATAAGTCGTTCAGAGGCTTCTCGATCGGCATGTGGATAGCTACTGAGGTCAACCTTCACCATGACAACACCATCAAAGAGGCGTTCAACCGTACCCTTGCATCGGGACGAAGGAAGTTCTTCTGGGACCTCAACCCGGATCATCCAAACGCTCCGATCTACAAGACGTACATCGATAAGTATGTTGAGAAAGCGGCCGCCGGGGAGATGGAAGGCGGCGTCAATTTCGAGAAGTTCACGATATTTGACAACATCAATATCTCCGAGGAGAACAGGCTGCAGTTCATCTCTCAGTATGAGAAGGGGACGATATGGTACAACCGCGATGTCCTTGGCCAGAGGTCCATAGCGGAAGGCCTTATCTATCCGAAGCTGGCAGGAGAGTTTTCCCTGCCGAGAGGAGAGACAAAGCCAAATGCGGTGACCAGGGATATGGCCATGAGGACACAGTTCATGCAGATCGTGATCGGCGTCGACTTCGGAGGTAATGGCTCCGGCCATGCTTTTGTTGCATCCGGGATCACTCCAGGCTACGGGGAGCTGTATGCGCTAAGATCGCGGCGATATGTGGAAGGTGAGAACGATGAAGACACAGGCGAGAAAATCAAAGACATCGATCCGAAGGAGCTTGGAAGATTGTTCGTCGCGTTCGTCCGGGAGATCCTGCGGATATACGGCTATGTGACTGCGATCTACTGCGACAGCGCCGAGCAGGTGCTGATCAGAGGACTAAGGAATGCGCTCGCTGAGAACAACCTTGGCAATATCAGGGTGATGGATGCGCTGAAGGATATCATCAACGACCGCATCTTCACACTGTCAACCATGTCAGCGCAGAACCGGTTCAAGTATGTCGAATCCGATACCAAGTCATTGCAGAGCGCGATCGGTACTGCTGTCTGGGATCCCAAAAAGCTGACCGAGAATGTACGACTGGACGATGGCACATCCGACATCGATTCAATGGATGCGTTTGAGTACAGCTTCGAAGGAGATATCGACAGATTTATCAAGAGAAAAAGATAACGGCAGACGCCGGGCGCTTGCGGCCCGATGTCAGATGGAGGTGATTACTATCAGTGATTTTGCAAGATATATGGAACTGGTTGAAAGGGAAGGTGAGAGCCATGCTTCCTAAAGCCAGTGTAGAACGGGAATTACATGTTCGGATTGCAGAATCCGAAGTAATGAAGCGAGCCGTAGAAGAGTGGATGGATATGTACAAGGACCGTCCGCCCTGGAAGAAGGGAGATGTGATCACGCTGAACCTCCCCGCATCCATCTCGGCAGAGTTTGCGAGGCTCATCCTCACAGAGTTCCACATGGAGTGCTCGGGATCCGCTATGGCAACATTTGTAGACGCGCAGATAAAACGCGCCATGAAGGAGAAGTTCCGACAGGTGACCCTGTACTGTGCCCTCGGCGGCATAGTGGCAAAGGTCTATCCTACGGATGTTGATCCCGTCACAAAGCAGCCGACCACTGTCGGTGTGGACTGGATCCATGCGGACGATTTCTTCCCGGTTGATTTTGATTCTTCCGGGAACGTCACTGCTGCAGTCTTCGCGCAGTACAAATACGACGGCGACACTGTATATACAAGGCTTGAGTATCACGAGAAGAAAGGCCTCCAGTACAGGGTCACTAACAAGGCGTACATGGCCAAGATGCAGCAGGTGAACGGAGCCGACAACTTCACCCTTGACAGCCTCCTGCAGAAGGAGATCCCACTGACGCAGGTTGAAGAATGGGCAGGCATCGAGCCGGAGACCACAATGGACGGAATGCAGGCACCGCTGTTCGTTTACATCAAGGTACCCATGCCGAACACGGTTGATACAGAAAGCCCTCTGGGGATATCGGTGTACTCACTGGCCACCGAGCAGATCCAGGCGGCAGACGAGCAGTATGGCCGTGTCGTGTGGGAATACGAGGCAACAGAGGCGGCGATTGATGCGGATGAAACACTCTTTGATGTAGACCGTAACGGAAGGCCCAAGCTCCCGGAGGGCAAAGAGAGGCTGTTCAGGACATACGCCATGCGCAGGAATGCGGAGAAGCAGCTCCTTACGCCGTATGCTCCTGAGATCAGGGACCAGGCGCAGTTCAATGGCCTCAACGAGCATCTTTATAAGATTGAGTGGCTCTGCGGACTGGCATACGGTACACTGAGCCACGCTCAGGAAATCGAGAAGACAGCGACGGAAATCAAGGCGTCCAAGCAAAGGTCATACCACACGGTATCGCTCATGCAGGACGAATGGAACGAGGGCCTGCAGAACCTCGTGCTGGCGATACAGGAGATCGCTATTCTGTACGGTATGGCGCCGGCAGGGAACATCGAGACATCCATCACCTTTGGAGATGGAATCCTTGAGGACACAGATGTGGAATACCAGAGACGCTGGTCAATGGTGCTGAGCAACAAACTCCGCCCGGAGCTGTTCCTTGCGTGGTATTTCGGGTGTACTGAGGAAGAAGCTCTGGAGATGATGCCGGAAGCTGCTCCGGATCCTGAGAGCATGTTCGGAAAAGAGTAAGGTGGTGATGCTATGCTGAACCCGGAATATCTCGAATCATGCGCGGATCCTCTGATTAAGCTGTACCAGGATCTTGAAGACCAGATCATCGCTGACATAGCGAGGAGGATAGCAAAGACAGGGACTCTGACATATACAGCTGACTGGCAGTACAAAGTTATCCGCGAGATTGGAGCTGTGCAACAGGATATCATTACAAGGGTATCGCAGATGAGCGGCAGGACAGAGGAGGAGATCCGCAGGCTGTTCCAGGAATCGGCATTCATCAACATTGAAACAAACGCCGCTCCGCTGATCAGCAACGGTTATGAGGTGGAATTGGACCTGACGCCTCCGATGCGCCAGCTTATTGAAGCGACGTTTAGACGGACTGCAGGTGATATTGAAAACCTGACCCTCACCGCTGGTGTGACGGGAGGAAACCTCTATTACGAGATGTGCAATCAGGCGTACATGCAGGCGGCATCCGGGGCGTTCAGCCCGCAGGAGGCTATATGGAACGCTGTTAAGGGCGCGGCACAGGAAGGCGCGACAGTACAGTACCCCAAAAGGCGCGACAAGCTGGACGTTGCCATCCGCAGGAACATCATGACCTCGCTCAACCAGACTGCGGGGAAGATCACCGAGATGAACGCCGACCAGCTGGGCGCCGAATACTATGAGACAAGCGCACACCCCGGCGCAAGGCCGTCCCACGCGGCCTGGCAGGGCCGTGTGTTCAAGATTGTAGGTGCCACAAGGGAATACCCTAACTTCGAGGAATCGACGGGATACGGGACCGCTGGAGGCCTGTGCGGTATTAACTGCCGGCACAGTTTCTATCCGTTTTTCCCGGGACTCAGCGATCGTGCCTATTCGTCCGATAAGCTTGCTTGGTACCGGACGCACACTGTCCAGTACAATGGCGAGGATTACACGGATTACGAAGCATCGCAGATCCAAAGAGCTATGGAAAGGAGCATCAGAGAATCCAAGCGACGCGCTATAGCGGCCAAAGCAGCCGAAGATGGTGCGACAGATGAAGAGACAAAGAAGCACCTGAAAGAGAAGTTCGCGGAGGAAAGCTCAATCCTTAAGCAGAAGGAGCAAAGGCTGAAGGATTTCCTCAATCAGACCGGCCGCGACGCTGAGAAAGACAGGACACGCGTCAACGGCTTCGGACGGAGCATATCGCAGAAAGCGGTATGGGCGAACAGAAGGAACGGTTAACCAATGCTCAAGGCGAAAGGAGGCTGAGGATGAGCAAAAAGAAAAAGAAGGCGAAGAAGCAGACCATTAAGATCTACTTTAAGGACGGTAAGACTGACGAGATCCCCCAGAAGCTCTGGGATGACTACCTGTACGACAGCAGAGGCGGGTCCAGCCTGTTTGTTGTGATCAAAAAGGGCGCGTGGGTTGCGATGTATAACATGAGCGAGGTGGCCGGTGTAACTGTGGGATAAGCAAC